GAACGAGGTCTACAAGACGAGTGGTTCTATGTCGATGAGAATCGTGCTGTATGGAAATTCATACGTCAACACTGGACTAAATACAGTGAAGTCCCTACAGCTACAACCGTAAAAGATAATTTCCCTAATTACCGTCTTCTTGCTGTTGACGACTCAATTTCATATTTGTTAGATCAGTTAGTCGAGTATCGCAAACGTCAAAAAACTATTGAAGTAGTTCAACTTGCTGCAGATGCAGTAGCCGCTGGAGACCATGATTCTGCGATAACTCTAATGGGTTCAGGAGTAGCTAAACTCTCTGATGAGGGCGCGTCCCAAACTAGCGACATAGATTTAACTAAAAATACTCAAACACGTTATGACGAATACTTAAATATCAAGACACGACCAAACGGATTACTTGGTATTGCTACAGGGTTTCAGGTAATGGATGTAGCAACTGCTGGGCTACAGCCCGGACAGTTAGTTACTGTAATCGCCCCACCTAAAACTGGTAAGTCAGTTCTGTCTTTGCAGATGGCGGTTAATACTCACGAGGATGGTTTTGTACCGCTGTACCAGTCCTTCGAAATGAGCAATATGGAGCAGCAGCGTAGACACGACTCCATGCGTGCTCACATATCTCACGGAAGATTAATACGCGGTGCGTTAACTCCTTTAGAAGAAGCTAGGTACCAGAAAACTTTAGATCATATGGATGGTATGCATAATTTTTATTTGACCGACTCCGTAACTGCGGCAACTATAACTGGACTGTCTTTAAAAATTGAAAAGCTTCAACCCGACATTATCTTTGTTGATGGAGTCTATTTAATGATTGATGAAGTTACCGGAGAGGCAAATACACCTATGGCTTTAACTAATATAACTAGATCAATGAAACGTTTAGCTCAAAAACACAAGAAACCTATAGTTATGACTACTCAAGTTTTGACCCATAAAATGCGTAGGGGTCAAGTTACAGCAGACGCAATTGGTTACTCTTCATCTTTCTATCAAGATTCGGACGTAATCTTTGCGCTACAAAGACAAGATGAAAACGACGATAGTTCACGATTGTTGCGGATCGTTGCAAGCCGTAACTGTGGCCCTGCAGAAGTAGAGCTACTTTGGGACTGGGAAGAAGGAAGGTTCGAAGAATATGGCTCAGGAGTATCCGTATGATGGCCGTCAGTTATGCGTTAAAGAAGACCCGGAACTTTTTTTCCCGGAGGATTACAATAGCCACGCTCAGATTAGAATGGCTAAAAATATCTGTAACCAGTGCCCTCTTGTCGTTCCTTGCGCCGATTACGCAGTATCTCAACCGGATCTTGATGGGATATGGGGCGCCACAACGCCACGAGATAGAAGTAGAATCCGCATTAATAGAAGACGACGTACACGCGTCTCCTAAATCAATTCGTGAGCTAAAGCCTGATTACACAGGTACTATGGATCATGCAGAAGAGATTCATCATGATTGCCCACACTGTGAATCAAACTTATGGAACGTAAAAGTTTCTTTTGAGGACTACGAAATTTCTGCTTATCTTATTCAAATGGAATGCGCTTTGTGTGGCACGTACGCCCTAGCCCCTACTTTAGTGGATAAGCCCTAATGTTTCGTGACGGAGAGGTAGAGCGCACCTTACTGCGACTAAGCATAGTTTCAATCCCTAGAAACCGTGAGCTTGGTGCTATGTGCCCTATGCATGAGTATCGGACTGGAAAGAAAGATAACAATCCGTCATGGTCTATAAACGCAGTAACTGGTGCACACAACTGTTTTTCCTGTGGTTACAAAGGTAACTTACTAACTCTAATATCAGATCTTCTTGAGTACGGGGATCTCGATAAAGCTAAGTCATGGCTTAGAACAGACGTAGAGTTAGATATTGATTTTATATCCCGGCAGTTAGATGAGGCTAGGAAAACCTACATTCATTTGCCTAAGCTCGTACCAATGAGCGAAGCTCGACTAGCTGTCTTTGGAGACGTGCCGATATGGGCAGCTAATGAGCGGGGTATAACTATTGATGCTTGCAGTAAGTATGGGGTCCGCTGGCAAGCAAACGATTCTTCTTGGATCCTACCGATAAGGACGCTTGACCACAACAAACTGCTTGGCTGGCAAGAAAAGGGTCAGCTTTCAAGAAGATTCTTTAACCGTCCTCCAGGCGTCCCAAAGTCAAAAACTTTATTTGGAATGGACTGCTGGGATGGGGATCAGATGATTGTTGTTGAGTCTCCTCTAGATGCCGTCAAATTAGCCTCTGTGGGCATACCAGGGGGCGTAGCAACCTTTGGGGCTACCGTAAGCAGTGATCAGATAGAGATAATGCGTAGAGCAAAGACTTTAGTTATTGCTATGGATAACGATGAGGCGGGCAAGAAATCAAGTCAAACTCTTCTATCCACCTTTAGAAAGGTTGGAATAGAGTGCTGGTTCTTTAACTATACCTCTAGTGACGTAAAGGATATAGGGGATATGTCTGCTGATCAGATAGACTTAGGCCTTGAGCAGGCCAAGCACTGTGTGATGGGGGCGTTAGCGATATGACCTTTACCGGTACTCTTTTGCCATACCAACCTGAAGCTGTAGAGCGAATGATGGTTAGAAAAAAGATGCTTGTTGCCTACGACCTTGGATTAGGTAAAACCGTTTTGACTATAGCGGCTTTAGAAAACTTGATGGATGAGGGGAAGATTACTGAGCCAGGCCTTATAATTTGTCTCTCTTCCCTAAAATATCAATGGGCCGCACAGATTGAGAAATTTACTGATGGATCTTCTACAACTTTGGTCGTGGATGGAACGCCGAAGCAACGAGCAGCGCAGTATGCTGAGGCCCTTGACTGGGGACATTCGCTCGTCAATTATGTCATTGTTAACTATGAGCAGGTTGTTAACGACTGGGAGTACATCGAGAAACTCCCAACAGGATTCATTGTTATTGACGAAGCTACCGCAATCAAAAGCTTCAGATCCAAAAGATCTAAATACGTAAAGAAATTAGAAAGCCCTTACAAATTTGCTTTAACTGGTACGCCAATAGAAAACGGTAAGCCTGAAGAACTTTACTCAATAATGCAATTTGTAGACCCTAAAGTCTTGGGAAGATTTGACCTTTTTGATTCGACTTTTATAGTACGTAATCAGTTTGGTGGGGTAGACCGCTATCGTAATTTGCCCGTATTACATAAGACCTTAAGTAAAGCTTGTGTAAGAAAACGTCAGTCTGATCCGGATGTAGCTCCGTACTTACCTGAATCACTTATGGCTGAGCCAATACTTGTTCCCTTTGACCCAACTACTAGAAACCTGTACAACTCTATAGTTACTGAGCTACTAACAGACCTAGATGATGCTTTAAATTCTTTTGGTGGATCCTTTGATATATTTGCTCATTACGGTCAACAAAGCGATCAAGGTGGGCCTATGGATGAACTGCGTGGAAGAATAATGTCAAAGTTAACTTCACTACGTATGCTGTGCGATCACCCAGATTTAGTTAGACATTCGGCTGAGATATATAACCCTATGCGTGGAGAAGGCTCTAAATATGCAGCGGAGTTAAAAGATTCGGGGTTATTAGACGCAGTTAAAAAAGCACCAAAGCTTGCTGTTCTAAAGGAGTACGTAGATAATTTCTTGTCAGCATATCCTGGTAATAAAGTTGTTATCTTTACTAGCTATGTAAAAATGGTGGACATAATTAGGAATGCTTTGATTATGGAATGGGGTAGTGCCCCATACACCGGACAGATGAACGCTAAAGAAAAAGAAGAGTCAAAAATTGGTTTTCAAACAGACCCTGATATTAGAGTACTGGTTAGCTCTGACGCCGGTGGGTATGGGGTAGACCTACCTCAAGCTAATTTATTAATAAATTACGATTTACCTTGGAATGCGGGGTTAGCGGTACAAAGAAACGGTAGAATAATGCGTGCCTCAAGCACCTGGAAGAGCATAGTTATTCAGGATATCCTGATGCAGGGTTCTATCGAAGAACGGCAACACGCCCTTCTAGAGCAAAAGAGCGCTGTAGCTAATGCTGTTGTAGATGGTGAGGGTATAAACGACCGTGGAGGGGTAAACCTCACTGCGGGAAGTTTGAGGGCATTTTTACAGTCCGCTATAGTTTAGGAGAAGGTTGTGCCAAATTCACCAAAGACGCCTACCCGTACCATAAGAGTCCCTGAGGACCTTTGGTCGGCGGTAAAGGCTAAGGCAGCGTCAGAAAACAGGACTGTGACCGACGTCATAATCCGAGGATTAGAGGCTTACGTCAAAGAGTTGCAAGAAGAAAAGATCTAATGTAGGGTGTAAACACCTAATAAGGAGGGTAAGTAAATGGCAAAAATTGCTGAACCAACACGCAAACCTGAGGCTAATGGAAATCCTTTGGTTGCAAAGTTTCGAGAGTTTATTTCTTACAAAAAAAGAGTAGACGAGTTCACTAAAAAGCAAAATGAAATTAAAGCTGAATTAAACGACTATGTAGAAGAGCACGGCGAAGTTGACGATAAAGGTCACGTTTGGGTAACTCTTCCAGAAGAAGTTGACGGATATGTTTCTATGCAGCGTCAACGTAGGGTGTCACAGTCTTTAGACATGGACACTGCAATTTTAACTTTAACAAAGCGCGGTCTTGCAGATCGTTGCATTCGTTCTGTTCCTACAGTTGACGAGGATGAGATTATGTCTTGTCTTTACGAAGGTAAGTTAACTGAAGAAGAAGTAGATGCAATGTTTCCAAAGAAGATCACTTGGGCTTTTATTCCTTCTAAGGGGTAGCAGTGTCTGACGCTATTGATTCAATGTTTAAAGACATGGACCAGTACTATCCTGGGTCTAAACGTAAACGTAAATCTGTAGCTTTTCCTGAACCAAAAAAGAAAGAAATAAAAG